GGTACTCATCGCGAGCGCCATAGCCCTCACCCAAATCTTTGAGCGCAGCCACCGCTTGGGCAAATCTTTGCTCGTATTTGGCAGCTTCATCTGGAATCTTCAAAAACGTCGCAGCTTCAGCCAATGAGCCATACAACAAAGCGTCAGGCGCATTCTCGGAAAGCCAAGTTGTGCCGGAACCCGCACCCGCTGTCAGTGATGTAGGACGAAACTTGTAGTGAAGTTCGAACGTAAAATTAGTGCTCGGCGTCGGAGCCAAAATAAACGTGTTGTCATCAAACAAAGCATAGTATTTCGGCGTGCCGGTCGTAGCTGGGTTGGGCGTGTAACTACGGATAAAGCTGACGTGCTTGAACAATAAATACTCGTACTCACTGCTGCTGATCACTGCCAAGCTGTAAGGAGATAAAAAATCCGTGGGGGTTGCTAGATACGTGTTGTCTTGCGCTGCCGTACCCGTAACGTTCTTACGAAACACCGGCAACTCTATGTTTTTGAGTATTCGCTCTTCTGCCTCTTTGATGAACACCGGCAGATTGTTGACAAACGTAGTCTCGCTTGTCTCCTGATAATCCTGTATAGCCGTCTTCAAGCTGTCAAAAGTAAAACTCATGTAATCACCACTGTGACTGTGCCAACTTGCGTTGATGCTTTGACCGGGGTAAAAGTTTTCTCAAGAACGTTGGGAACCCCGACCGACACGACCATCGGTTCGACACGATCTGGTCGTGCGTTGCGTAAAGCTTGTGGGTCATCAACCGGGGGCTTGGGAAATAATTGAGGTTGCTTAGGCTCGTACTCGTCCGGTCCTACAAGAGAACCGTTCCACTCTCGTTTCATACGATTGAGCTTATACCGGACACCGGAGCGGTCTGATATTCCGTAAGCGTATTTACCTCGGGCAAAACCGGACATCGTTAATTCCTGTAGTACTCGTAGCCAGGACTGATGCGCAGCGATGCACGATCTCTATCTTCGTCCATAGCACGCTGCATTTCTTCTTCATACACCTGCTTCAAGACCGCCATCATGCCAGGATTGCGCTTCATTGATATGTAGTAAGCCAGTCCTGCCGTAAGACACGGGTAGAACCGAAACGGTACATCGACTGTATTAGTATTTGTGTCTGCATCATCAATACGAGTCAAACGATCAAACTTTATAATGTCTGTGCTCTTGTCCGGCGTCGGCCATACCCGCAGGACCGGAGTGATTTGTCTATCTAAAAAGAACTGGTTTGGACGCCCAGTTTGCGCTTTATTGGGTATGTTCAGGTAGCTAGAACGACTTACGCGCTCTATTTGAAAATCGGTACTGTCGCGTGTGACCACAACAGACAAAATATCGATGGTGCTACGCACATCCGACAAATCAACCGCAGAACTGACTGTAGTGGTAGCGCCGCTTGTGCCCCCGGTAATAGTCTCTGCCGCCTGGAACGTGCCAGAAGGAATGGTCAAAGCTAATGTAGTACCCGAGGGTTTGCTTGTAATCGTGGCTGTTGCAGCACTCGTGCCGCCAGTGATTGTCTCTGCGACAGAAAAACTAGCAGATGCAGCTACAGTCATGGTGAGGGTGCCGCCAGGGTAATCGCGAACACCGGATGCTAAAGTTATCGATGTCTGCTCAATGGTCCATTGATTCAGACCTCGATTTGCCCAATCCGCAAACAGCAAATTCAAAGACCGACGTGCCGTTTTGAGGTCGTAGCCGGTCCTTACTTCGAGGCCGCAGCGTTCAAACGCCTCTTCGACATACTCTGCGACATCTAATTCAAAGTCTTTGCTATTGCTGGTTGTCATTGTACAGATTGTCAAAAATTTGATTCACGTCAAGCGTGTAATCTAAATCGCTTTTTGAATAATGTATATGCGCAGAAGGCTTGAAGTCCGGTGCGCCC